TCATCGACCCTGGAGCGGGCCTCCCTTGCCAGGGCCCCTTCCGGGGAAAGGCCATCCGGCGGTCCATCCGGACCACCCACTCCAGGGCCGGTGGTGGAGGTGGCGGGTACTGCCCCCGCGTCCTACACATCCATCAGCGGGCCGAATTACGGCCGTGCAGCCTGGATGCCCAAGGGGAGGGCACCCAGGCAATCGGTTTAGGCAGCCTCAGCCATCAGCGCCTGCCCACCCCACTGCTCGGCCATGGCCGCTGCGATAGCGGGGAAGAACCGGCTGCGCTCGTGCTGGCGCTCTGGGCCGGGGCTCATCTTGAACACGCGGTCCTCAGGCTTGGCGTCGGCCGGGAGGCCCAGGCCAGCGCGCGCCTCGTCGAGGGTGCGGTAGGTCGGCACCAGCGGGTCGAGCCCCCGGAGCCAGAAGCACGTCCGCTTGGTCTGCCAGTCGCCGAACTGCCAGGGCTGAACGCTCTGGGCAAATTCCTGGTAGTTTTCGATACGGGCCTTTGCGTGCTTGTGCATCACGGGGTTTTCCACCGCGACCATCGGCACCGGGGCGTTCCAGCAGTCGCTGAACAGCGAGGCACCCGCGTCGAGCTTCTGCCACATCAGGGCCTTCTGCTGCTCGAAGGTCATGGAGGGCCACGCGGCCTTCTCGTCTTCGGTGAAGTCGGGCCCCAGGTTCTTGATCTTGCTGGGGTCGTTGAGCCAGCGCACCCCGCTGTTGCACAGGCGGGTGCAGGGCGGGTGAGCATGTGTGTCGTTCCTTTTCTGGGATGCTCCCCTCGACCTGGCCTGGTCGAGGGGGTTGAGGCAAGGGTTACAGGTACCGCATCTGCTTGTTGCTGAGCGGGGTGGGGTACTTCGGGTCGGACTGCTGGCACCAGCTGATGACCTGGCCGCGCAGGCTCAGCTTGAAGCCGCTCCTGATGCGGTTGCTGAACAGGCCCAGGAGGGCGTCGAAGTCCCGTGAGGGGAGCTCGCGACGAAGCACGAGCAGACGATGGTAGGGAAGGGCATGCTCATGGGCGATGCCCTGGAGCCGGTTGCGAAGCGTGTTAAGCTCACGCGCCTGAGCCGCGCGGCGAGCGGCTTCACGGCGCTGCTCCTGCTCCTGGAGGTAGGTCTGGTAAGCGGCCCACACCTCAGGGGTCGCATCGCGATGGCTGGCGTAGCAAGGATAGGTCCAGCCACGGGTGGAAGCGAACATGATCTCTTCCGGGGCCTGCTTCTCAGCATCCCACACCAGCATGTAGAAGTCGCTGTCGTCGTACATGTTGCGCTCGCGCTCCAGCAGGCAAAGGCCATGGTGCGTCTCGTAGGTGTAGCAGCCCTTGGGGCCGCCTTCCTTTTCATCGAGCAGCTTGAGGTTACGTGCGTCAGCAGGAGCCGAAGCGGGGTCGAAGGTCATGTGGACGATTGGCATTGCTTATCTCCTTTTCTGGAGACCGGCATGCCCTAGGCCGACGCAGAAGACAAGCCCCTATTTGACAATCTTGCAGAAAAACGGCAGCACGTAGAAGTGCCCCGGCATGCCCACCTTCATCTTGCGCTCGTTGATGAGCTCCACGAAGCGGGTGCGCTGCTCCGGGCTCAGATGCTGGAAGTAGAACTTGGCATGCGTCGTCGCCATGCGCGGCTCGACCTTCACCCAATGGCCGTCTGGCCAGTTGGCATGCTGCCAGGGGTCCAGCGGGAGCTCATCGCGGTTCTCCGGGGTGATCTCCACCCAGCCTTCGCCGGTCTGGGGAGAGTTGGCGGACGAGTAGATGGTCGGCGCGCCCACACCGGGGTCCGGCACGTCGAGGTAGGCCTTGTAGCTCTTGTCGGTCGGCCCAATCTCCACGCCCGCTTCGGCCGCCTTCATGAACTCGTCCGGATGCAGGCTGCCACAGTACCCGCACACCAGGTGGCCGTCCCTGGGCTTCCACTCGGTCTCCCCGTTCATGGGCGGCTTAAACGGGCTGTCAGGCCCTCCACCATTCTCATAGGCGCGGGGGCAGAAGAACTTGTCGCTCACAGGAAGTCCTCAGGGTCAAGGCCAGCAGCCCGGAAGGCGTCGGCATGGGAGCGGGCCAGCTGGCCCAGGGGGATTTCATCGCCAGCGCGGTTCACGAAGCGTTCAAGGGTCAGACCACCCTTGCGGAACAGCTTGCCACGGGTCGCTCCCAGCACGTCGTCCTGGAAGCTCGCGCTCTGCTTGGTCAGCCACTGCTGGTAGGTGGTCTTGCCCGGCACCCGGCCGGTGAGCTCCCGGATGCGCATGCGAGCGAACTGGTCGTAGGCGGTCTTCGTGCCATGAGGCAGGTTCGCGCGCTTGGTGGGCGCGGGGAAGCCGTTCTTGGCGCTGAACTCCCGGAGCAGCTGGCGTTCAGTGACGGGCTTGGCTGGCCTGGAGCCCAGGGCTTCGCCGCCGATGACCGGCACCCGGAGCGAGCGGCAGTTGAAGTGCAGCGGGGGACGCGGGCCCTTGCCGATGGGGAACAGCTTGCCGTCATTGGAGCGGCAGACCGGGGTCGTGCGCGCATCGAGCGTCGCCACGTACTGCTCCTGGTCGATCAGGTCGGCATTGGCGTTGATGAACTCAGAGCGGGCCTCGTTGGCGATGTGATTGACCGCCGTGCGAGTGATGGCCTCAGCGTTGCGGCGGGTGATCTGCGTCACCCCGTCGACGCCTTTGAGGGCGGCCGAGCCGACCACGCGGCGCGCGATCTGCTGGGAGCTCTCACCCTGGACCATGCCCACTCGTACCGCGTTTTGGATGCGGCGCAGGTCTTCATCGGCGATCGAGCTCGCCCACTCCTTGAGGGTGCGGCCCTCGAAGGGACTGGACGTGGCAATGGCCTTCAGAAGCCCAGGGGTAGGCAGCACCGTGTCCAGCACCACCGGGGCAACGGTCTTCACCACCCCGGCCATGAGGATGGGCTCATTGGTGGCCAGGTCCTGGAGCTCCTGCAGCCAGGTCTCGGTCACCTCGTCCCAGGCCTTGAGGCGGATGGACCGCACGGCCGCCAGCGTCGCCTCCATGCGGCGCACGGCCGACGGGGTGTTCAGGCCATCAGCCCCAGCGAGCCGGGCGATGATCTTGTCCTTGATGTCCTGCTCGGTGGCGTCCAGGATGCGGTGGATGCGATTGCGGATCGACCCGCTCAACCGGAGCAGGTAAATCTGGTGCCGCACCAGGGCGTCGAAGAGCTCTTCATTGACCGTCGCCATCAGTGCCTCGTCGCCGTGTAGTCCGCCAGCTGGGCGGCGGCCCACTTGCCATCAGGCGTGGGCGTGGTCACGAAGACCGCGTCTTCGGACTCGTCGACCTCATCCCCATCCTCGTCGTGCAGGGTGATCGGGCTGGTCGTCCCGTCGCTCCACATTCCCAGCCGCTGGCTCAGGTTGATAGCGACCAGGTCGGGGAGCTCTTGGGAGGTGTCGGTGTGTGAGGCGGGAGCGTTCATGGCTTACCCCGCTCACCGGCCACTACCCCCGGCCGGTTGCTGACCGGGCGGGGTGTCGTCATCCTCTTCATCGTCCTGCTGACCTTGCTGCTGGGACTGCTGTTCGAGCTCGAACTGGCGATCGGCATTGGCCTGGCTGGAGCCGGTGAGCGGCTCTTCGCTGTCGATCTCGTCGAGCTCGGTCTCGTACTCCAGCTGCGTCAGACCACGGTCCTGCATCAGGGCGTGGACGCTCTTGCGGCTGACCGGTGCGCCAAGGTTCTTGGCGGTCATGAGCTCGACCAGCGACTTGGTGTCGAAGCTGCTGTCGGCGAATTCGAGGTTCGGCTGAACGCTGACCTCGTCGGGGTTGGCACCCACCCACACGGCCGCCGTCTTGAGCAGGCGCTCCAGACCCATGGCCCCGGACAGGGCGATGGAGGTGAGGGAGGCCACGGCCGCCGCCACACGGGTCTGCAGGGCGTCACCGCTCTCGATCTGCTTGGATTTAGCCGTCGCCAGTCGCCCTGCCTGCTGGGCAGCTTCGGCTCGATCGTTCTCGATGGCCTGGCGCTGCTCACCAAGGCCGTCGGCCGACACGCCAATGTACTTGGCGTCACCGCCAATGGGCACGTCGATGATCGCCCCGGCACCAACGCGCTGCTCGTTGTCGTCATCGACGAAGCCGATGCGCACCAGCGTGTCCTGCCCCTGCATGAACAGGTTCTGGCGGTAGTCGGCTTCACCCCGGTAGATGGCGTAGCAGACCCGTGCGAGGCCCAGGAGGGGCGGGTCGTCCGGTGCGCTGACCGTGTCCTTGGTGTTGATGAACTCGAACGGGATGCGGTCGAGCTTCCTGCCACGGATGCTCGGCTCGATCAGGTTGGCCTCGCTGAACGTGAGCGTGTCGTCTTCGGTGAACAGGCCCTGGCGGTAGGTCCCGGCCGCCTCGTTGGCGACGGGGTCACCCAGGACGAGCGCGCGGTACTGCTCCTTGTAGTCCCAGTCGAAGTCGGCCTTGCGGGTGAACTCGCTCTCGTCGAGCACCACCAGGTTGAGCACCGGCCGGTCCAGCTGCTGCTTGGAGCCGTCATCCCAGTTGATGATCGTCTCAGCGCGGTACAGGGCGATGTAGGGCAGCGGGTTGGCCGGGTCCGGATTGCGGGGCAGGTCCAACATGAGCCCGACGCGGCCGGTCACCAGCTGCTGCTCGTTGATGCGGCGCAGGAGGTGCTCGATGGGGTCGCCATTGGCGTCGGCGCTCTCCCGGAGCGGCTCCAGCGCGGCCGGGAGCTCGATGGTCGGCTTGCGGCTGTGCATCATGCCAATGAAGTGCTCGACCGCCAAGGCGAAGAAGTCGGGGAACACTGACCGCTTGAGGTAGGCCTGATAGGCCTTGTACCCCAGCTGCTCAGCCGTGCTCATCCCGTCAGCGACCATGCCGCTGGTCGGGGGCAGGTGGACCTGGCCTCGGCTCTTCACCACGCGCTCGCCACGATAGGCGTCGCGGCAGTCCCGCCAGTCGTCGGAGAATTCGCTGTACTGCGGATGCTTGCTGCTCAGCGCCATGGGCCCGTCCTTTCTCGTCCTTCATGCCCCGCCCCAGGCGGGTCGACAATCAGTGGTGGCCTGCCGTCACCCGGCTGGAGCCGGAACGGATGGCCATGTTGCGGACGCGGTACCGCGTCTCGTCTGCGATGTGGTCTTCAGCGTCGGTGTCAATGTCGTCCATGTCTTTCTCGTCGCGGGGCAGCGAGGGCACCGTGCGGACGAATTGCTGACAGGCGTCGAAGATGAACAGCCCCGGCCGTTCGCGCGGGCCGTCGACCGGCTTCACCGCGTTCTGGAAGGCCATGCGCATCTGCTCCCAGCCGTTCTTGCGGGAGCCAGGGCGCTTGTCGGCCTTGAGCCACTGAACGCCCTTGTACTCCCTGCCATCAGCCAGGCGCACCTTGCGGGCCATGTCGACCGCGATGCAGTTGCCGTTCTCAGTGTCGAAGATCGAGCTATCCGCCACCCCGGCATGGACCCGGCTCCGACCCTGGTCGCGCCAGCCCCATCGAACCTCTCGCTCGACGATGCCCTTGGCGATGTCGCTGGCCAGCATCTTGAGGCCCTCGTTCGGCTTGCCGGTCCACCCGTACCACTCGGCCACCCGGAACAGGTCGCCGCGCACGGTCGAGCGCCAGGTGCCGTCGGGCATGCGCACGTCTGAGCCGTCGCTGGTCGCCCACCACCCCACTGAGAAGGGCTTGGACGAGCCCCAGTCAAAGCTCCGGTCGATGCGCCAGGTGTCTGGGATCACGAAGCGAGGCACGATGTGGATGCGCGGCTTCCACACATCGCCGAACATGCCGCCAGCGACGATGTCCCACGAGCCCTCCAGCCAGGCGGCCGCCATGGCCGGGTTGGCCGCTGAGGCGATGATCGTGGACTTGTAGTTGGGGTCGGCTGCCAGGAGCAGCTTGTTCTCGTCGATGTGGCCATGGATGGCCGTGCGGGTCGGCTCGGCATTGCCCTCAGCGTCGGTACAGTCGGTCTGCCGTACGATGTACTTCCAGCGGTAGGCGAGCTTGAACCGCTCCTTGACCCAGCTGTGGCCGACGCCATACGGGTTGGTGGTCGCGCGCACCATGCGCGGCACCCCCGGCTTGGAGGTTCGGCAGCACGAGAACATCGACTTGTAACACTCGTCGGTGGGCCAATTGGTGAGCTCCTCCCAGCCGATGAACGGGTACTCGTGACCGTGGTAATTCCAGTAGTCGGTCGGCTTCGCCATGTGGCGCAGCAGCAGGACCTCCCCGGTCGGCCATTCCCACATCATCTTGGTGCGGTTGAACTTGGCTCCGGGGAACATCTGCCGAAACCATTTCTCGCTCTTGGCCTGAACGTCCGCCAGCTGGGGGTAGGTCTGTCGAAAGATGATGCCGCGCCAGGCGGCCCCGTGCCCCTGGCCAACGTGCTTAGCGAAGCTCATCAGCAGGGTGTCAGTCTTACCGGGGCCGCGTGTGCCGTGGTACAGGGTCTCGAAGTCGGGACACATGAGGTACAGCCGCTGGCTCCCCTCCTGGGCTTCCCAGATAATCTCCCGGCCGTCGACCGTGCGCCGGGTCGGGACCTTGGCCTCCTGGGTAGCGGCCTCTGCGTACCGCTTGTCGTATTCCTCCTGCTCCTCAGGAGTGGGAACGTAGGTGCTCACTGCGCAGCCTCAGGCGGGTCAGGCTGCACCGTGTTGGCGTTCTCGCCTTCCACGATCTTGGCCCACTCGTCGGGGGCCGCATTGGCCGGGACCACGAGCACACCGCCGCCGCCCTTGATGTCGACCTCGCTGCGCTCCTTGAAGCCGGGCTCGACGCGGCGCGCCTCCATGGCGATGAGGTTGATGGGGTACACCCGCTTGTGGGCAATGACCTCGTCCCGGTCCTTGCCGCCGATGATCGGCTCTTCGGTGCCTTCGTAGACGAGCTCGTCCCAGTGCTCCATGAACCTGGCGTGGTACTGCTCCAACGCGCCCTGCATCGCCTCAGCGAAGTCAGGGTCGTTCTCGGCATGAGTGCCAACGGTCTGGCAGCTGACCCCGGCTGCCAATGCGGCACGGGTCTTGAAGCCGGTCGCAGCGAGCACGGTTAGGTACCGCTCCTTGGCTGCATCATCGAACTTGAGACGGGCAGCCTGGAGCTTCTTGCGCCAGTTGGTCTGGTCAGCGCGGGCCGCGTGTCGCTTGGCCGTTTCCGGCCGGTGTTTACTGGGAGCAGCCATCTGCCTCGTTCCTTTGTCCGCAGCCAGGCCATCCCGGCCGTCGCGCCCATGCGCGAAGGACGGATCACGTATGCCATGCGGCTAGCTGAGACGCAAGGTGGTTGGTGACACCCTGCTCGACTGGCTCGACCTCGGGCCCGAAGCCCAGGGGATGTCGAGCGCAAATTTCCGTGGCGCTAGCAGGGGTTATTCTACTTACTCTACTTACTCTACTAGAGAGAAGAGAGAGTAGAGTACTACAACCTCAAGAGCTCCATCCGGAAAACCCTAGCGAACCGGAAACCAGTCGAGCAGGTCGAAAAGTCGAGTAGAGCGCCCTAACCCCTTGGGCTTGTGGGCCTTTCTGCGCTCGACTGGAAACACAGCAAGTCGAGCGTGCTCGACCTACCTGGGCTCAAGGTTCACCAGAACGGCTTCGCCTGCCTCGTGCCATCGCCATCCTCCCACTCGACCGAGTGGCACCGCGCACAGCCCCTGGCCCGCTGGCGGCGAACCTTCTCTTGCCCAGGGGGCGGTGGCTTGAGCATCGTCGCAATGAGCAGAGGCCCAAGGGGCTCCGCTTCCCAAAGGCCCCACGAGCTCTAGGCGTGACCGTAATAGGCGCAGACGGGATTGCTCACTTGTCCAGCATCCTCTTCACGAGCTCACGCTTGCGCCTTAACATGCTGAGCACCCAACCGTCGCTGCCAGGGTTGTGGAGTACCACCACCTTCGGTGGCTTGTGGCCGCCCGGCCGGTGCAGCCGATCGTTGGGGTCATCACTCACCGCCAAGGAACTCCTTGAGATTGGCCCGATAGCATTCCGGCTCCGGTGCCTCGAAGATGTCGTTGAGCAGCCCGTCCAGTCCGCCTTCGCCGCTCTCCGAGGGCGGGGCGTTGATCATGATGGCCTGCATCTCGGTCTCCTCACCGGCCGCCACGGTCTGCAGGTCGTCCTCACTCAGCGTGAGAAGCCAGTCGGACCACCGCTCCAGGTCCGCGTCATAGACACCTTCGGCACCGAGCACCTGGTCCAGCGACCTAAGCCAGTCGTCCTCAGGACAGCAGCGGTTGATCATGCCATTGTCGTAGGCGATCTCCAGCGCGGCCTTCTTGAGGCCAGGCCACTTCTCGATCGCGCTGACCGGCCCGCGATCCTCGCCACCCCGGTTCTTGAGGTTGTGGTCGGCGCAGGCCTCGCACATGTTGTAGGTGCGCTGGTCGCGCTTGTGGTGGACCCGCTTCACAGCAGGCTGCCCACAAGGCAGGTAACACCCTGGCGGGGCGAACATGCTCGCCTCCTCGCAGGTCCCAGGCTTGGCGGTGATCATGAGCCCTTCTCCTCGTTCAGCTTGTCACAGATAAACTGCAGGCACTTGGTCACCTCGTCGTTCGGGGTGTCGAAGTACTCGCTCACCACCAGGAAGGCGAAGCGCATGCTGTTCGGCGTCTTCTGGTGGTAGATGGTGTGTTCGCCATTGTGCGAGAACTGAAGGTGCTTCTCAGCCATCACGGCCCTCCTTCTTGCATTCACTGCACCACACTCGCCCTTCGGTGGCGAGCATTTCCTCGGTTGTCTCGAACGTGACAGTGATCTTCTTCTGGCAGCCGATGCATTCCTGTGGCAGCCTGATAGGTGCAACGCCAGTACCCTTGCAGTGTGGACACTTAGCCATCGCTCCACTCCTCCCACCCATCGGTATAGGTCCAGTGGCGGCTCGGCTCGCCCTCAGCGGCCGGGGGCCCAGCGAGCACCGCGTCGCAGCCCTCAGGCCAGCTGCCAGCCTCCTCGCGCTGGTCCACCAGGGCAGCGGCCTCAGCCATTGCCTCGGCCTCGCTCGTGGCCTGGAGGGGCTCAGGGCGGCGGTGCAGCCGCCCTTCACGCATGGTCAGCAGACGGTAGTCAGTCATCATAGCCCTCCACAGTCCAGAGGAACGAGCGCCAGCGCGCCGGGGTCGGGCGGCTCTTGCCGACCAGGGTGATGCGGCTCTTGCGCTTGAGGTCATCAAGGCTGTCCGCGTTGTCCTGGCTCAGACGCTCGATCAGCGCGCGGTCAGCAGCGGTTGCACCCTGCGCATCATCGTAGCGCAACATGTCCAGCGGGAAAGGCCAGGTGCCGGTCACCGTGTAGGTGTAGCGCCAACCCTCCTTGCGGCCGAGAAACTCCTCCTTCATGGCTCAGTCCTCCCCAAGGCGGTCACGGCCGCCGACGAATGATCCGAGGCCACCGTGAGGCCGGGTCTGCGCAAAGTCACGCTGGCGCTGCACCCGCTCGGCTGCAGCCTGGTAACTCTTGAAGAGCAGGTAGCCACCGACCTGGAAGGCCAGCATCCCTGCGAAGATGAGAATGGTGACGATGTCCATCAGTGCTCTCCTCAACCGTTCTTGTGGGTAGCAATGAGATTGGTCTCCCACCGCTTCTCGGTCGCGTCAGGGTCCTGCGCATACACGGTGCCCTTGGCCCCGGTGAAGGCGGTGATCACGCGATCCTGGTCGTCCAGGTAGCGGCGGTAGGTGATGAAGTAGGGCTTGTGCGACCGCTCCTTTTCCACCTCGAAGCCGAGGCCGAGCAGCTGCTCGTGCGCCTTCCAGAGGCGGCTGGTCTTGGCGAGGGCCCAGCCCTCAGCGTTCAGCACTTCCCGATGCAGAGTGAGCGGCTCCTGGTCGTCGCCGAAGCTCATCTTGTATTCCTGGAGCTCGGTGTACCCATGCATCGCAATGCGGGTGTCGATGTGCAGGTTGCGCTTGCCACCGCTGATAGCGAGGAACGCCAGCGCATTTGCCAGGGTGTACTTCGAGACAGCCATTGGTGAACTCCTTTTCTGGAGCACACCATCTTCCAGAGCGAGACAAAAGACAAGTCCCCTCGTGAACTTTCTGTCAAATAATTTCGGCCGCCGCCCTGCGCAGCCAGGTCCGGTTGGCGCTGACCTCAGCCATCTCGGTCCTAGGCGACGAGCTCACCCGCTTGCGCCGCTCTCCCCTGGGCCCCGTGACCACCAGCACCTTCTTGGGCCCGGTGCCGTGCTCTAGCCGCACCCCCAGGCCGAGCTCCTGGGCCACTGGCCTCAGGTCGTCCAGCACGGCGCGCTCGTGCTTCTGGAGGCGCAGCTTGCGGCTCACGTGAGCCCCTGTTCCAGCAGCGTGTGCTTGGCGCAGGTGAGGGTGCCCAGGAGGGAGCCGAACGGGGTGGGGAGGTCCTCATGGTGCGCCCACTGCCACCAGTAGGAGGGCTCCTCACCGTCGGGGCCGCCCTCCACCGTGCAGAGCACCAGGCCGGTCACCCGCCCTGCCTTGATGTTCTCGATAGCTGCCTCCAGCGTCTCGATCATATCCTTGCCGCCGTGGACCAGCGTGAGCTCCGGGGGTTTGCGTTCGGTCACAGCGGCCGCCTCCACGACATCTGGCGCAGGAGCTTGCGCACCTCACGGTCGCTCAGCTTATCCCAGCCAGGGCCGACGCGGTGCCGGACACGCCAGAAGAAACGGCGGACCTTGCCATCCTGAGGCTCGCGCCCCTCGAACAGGCTATTGCGGCTCATGCCTTGCCCTGCCTTGCTCCAGAGGGAACGTACATGGTGGCGAGCTCCCAGCTGCGAGCGATGTCCTTGCGCAACGCGGCGATCGTCTCCGGGGACAAGCCGTCCCGAATGGCGAAAGTCGGGGTGATCTCCGAGCCACCCAGGGTGTGCAGCCGAACGATGACGGCGCTGCCTACCATCTTGTCGGTCCCGGCCTTAGCCAGGCCGATGTCGGCGAAGTGGAGAATGCCAGCCTGCTGCGCTTCGAGCTCGTCGATCTTGCGCAGCAGGTCAGCACGGGTGAGTGAACGCTTGGCCATCAGTACTCCCTCCTTGCAGTGCGCAGGTCGAGCATCACGTCCAGCGCCGGGTACACCTGCTCGTTGCCGCTGGTCGGCCACACCGAGCCGGTCTGGAGGTTGCAAATCCAGACCGCGCGCTCAGCATCCTCCTTGACATCGTATTCGGTCCGGACGTTGCTGCCCAGGTCGACCACCATGCAAGGCGCACCCTGCCGGATGCACACGTCACCCTTGCCCAGGGTCTTGAGCTCGACCGGCATGCACAGGGTGTGCTCCCGGTGCGCCAGCCGGTGTGGGCTCTTCTTCTCAGTCTTAGCCATCGGCTTCCTCCTTGGCCAGCAGCCGAGCCCGCGCCTCTACGAAGGCGTCGTGCGGCCTGCTCTCGTTGACACAGCCGCACACGGTCGAGCGGCAGAACATGATGCCCCTGGCGCAGCCGGGGTAGTCAGTCTTGCGCTGGTCTTCGCGCGCCTGGGGAATGAAGTCCAGCCAGCGTTCAAGGTGCCCAGGAGGGCGGGGCTTGTGCGGCTGCCGGTTCATCCACTCCTTGAGGCGGATGGCCGGGTCCCAGCGCGGTGGGCAGGCGATCAGGAGCAGCACGGCTCCCAGCAAGATCAGTGTCCAAAACTCCATGTCAGTACCCCATTGCTTCGAGTGACTTGCGGAGCAGGGTCAGCACTGAGACCTGCTCGGATGGATGGTCGAGCACCTGCCCCTCCCGGAGCGCCTTGCGCCGTTCGGTCACAGCCTGGACCGGCTGCAGGTGCTTGCGGTACGAGCGGCAGCGGTAGTTGCGCCGCTTCACCGTCCCGCCCTGATTGTCGATCACCACACTGTTGAGCAGGGTGGTGTCCCCGGTGACGGCGCTCAGGAGCTCGACCTTCACCACGATCACAGCGCCGCATCCCGCATCTTGGTCCACAGGTCGCTGACGTAGTCGGGCCAGCGGCGGCCGCCGTGGACGCCTTCGCCATGCAGCGCCTCGTCCACCCCGGCGCGCACCATGGCCTCGGTCGGCTCGCCGTGCCACCGCCTGGTGGCCAGCACCATGTCCGCGTAGGTGAAGCCGGTGCCAGGCTTGACCCGGCTCTCCCGGTACACGGTCTTGCCAGCGCCAAGCGCCAGCCGCTCGTCCGGCTTGAAGGCTACCTCGTACTCATCCTGAGTGTAGCGTTCCACCGCGTCTTCGACCTTGCGGCCGTCGGTGTCGTGCTCGGTCACCAGCAGATAGTGCAGAACAGGCTCGGTCATGCGTCGTCTCCATATACTTCACGGGCCCGCTCCAGAGGCAGCACGTCCAGCGCCGACTGCAGAGCATGCGTTAGGCTCTCGCCAACGCCCTTGGTGAGCAAGCCTCCGCGCCGATGCTGGAGCTCGACCCAGAAGCCGAACGGCTTGCGCCGCTCGTGGGTGTCGCCCCTATACAGGATCGGCTTCACCTGTTCGCCCATGCCGTAGATGAACCAATTCTCAGGGATGCTGATCATGGCCATCTCCAGCCGCCGCGCGTAGAGCGGCAGAGCACCAGGGAGGTGGTAGGCCATGGACCGCTCGTAGTCCTCGTCCCGCTCGTCCCAGCGCATCTCGCCGCAGCAGTAGCAGCGCCAGCCACCCCGGCCGATGCCAGAGGTGCCCTTCCACCAAGGCAGGACACGGCGGTTGTTGCCGTTCCAGCTGCTGGAGTAGCGCCAGTCGTGGTGCTTGCCCTTGACCCCGAAGAAGCGGTCCAGCCCGGTCAGCGGCCGGGCGGGGCAGACCCCAGGGTCAGGCCGCCCCCTAGGCTTCCAGTTTGCACGTTCGGTCACCATGAGCTTCCCTTCTTGACAGGGTCATCGCGACGCTCCAGCTTGAGCCGGTGGGCCTTCCCGATGACAGCGTTCTTGGTCATGCCGAGCTCCTTGGCGATCTTCGATGCGGGGACGCCATCGGTCCAGCGTTCCCGGAGCACACGCTCGCGCTCCGGGTTCCAGTTGCTCGGCTCCTTGAGCCCAGGGATGCGCTCACCCATGGGCAGCAGCCCGACGGCGCTCGACCTTGGCTGCAGGCCAGATCGACTTGTGCCAGTTGGCGCGCACCCAGGCCGCCCACCGCTGCACGTCCTTGTGACGGCGGCTGCGCAGGTACTCCTGATGGCGCTGCTCGCGCCGGACCCGCTTGTTGTGCATCTTGGTACGATGCGCCTGCAGGCGCTGTTCCTTGGTGGCATTCTTCGAGAGCTTCATGCGTCAATCTCCGGGTTGGGGTGGTCAGTGATGTGGCAGTGGTGGTCGGCGTCGACCCGGTAGACCGGGACGCCCATGATCTTCCAGCGGCCCCGGCCGCCCTTGGGGTCGTGCCGGTAGTCTGCGTAGCCTTCGCGCGCCTCGCTCAGCACCTCCACGAAGGTCTTGTGGCCCAGGTAGGCGATGGGCTTCGCGCTGCGTCCGCAGGTCTGCGTCCAGATGTCGACCGCGCGCCGGAAGCCGTCGAGGTGGGGCCCCAGGCGGCTCATGCGTCTTCGCCCAGGTTCTTGAGCGCGGCCTGCGTCTTGCGCTTGAAGTCTTCGAGCTCGGCATTGCGGCTCCGGAGCTCGCTGATCTCCTTGTGCGCTTCCTCCAGCACGGCCGGGTTGGGCCACTTGCTGCGCAGCCGGTTGAGAATGTCGTACTCGTTCATCGAGCCGTCGTCGGTCGACTGCGACCAGGCCAGGATGCGGTCGATGGGGCCGATGATCCAAGAGCCATGGTGCAGCCGCACCCGGTCCCGGATGAAGTCGGTGACCGAGCCGTCGAACACGGTCTCGTGCACCTCCCCGTCTTCGTAGGGGATGCGGACGATGACCTGCATACCCTTGGTCTTGCCCACCCCTTCGAAGCTGGCGCGTTCGAGGGCGGCGCTGGAGCGCGCGTCCCTCAGGTCGTTGAGCACATGCTCAGGCAGACGGTCAGCCATCAGTACATCCCCGGAAAGTTGACGCCTTCGAGCTCGCCGTAGGCGTTCTCAAGCTCGTTGATGAATTCCTCGACAGCCGACCGCTGCTCTTCGCGCTCGCTGACCTCTTCCTCGGTGGGATAGGTCATGTCGGTTTCTTCGGGGTCGCGCTCGTCTTCGGGGATGAATTCGAGCTCTTCGTTGTCCTCCAGCCAGGCTTCGGCACCGGCCTTGGCCGCGTCGAGCGCGCTGAGGGCGTTGCCCATGCGGCCGTTGCGGCTCTGGGCCTTGCGCCGAGTGTCGACGGTGTAGGTCACCTCGACGCCCTGCAGGCACTCAGGTACCTCCAGGCTTTCGAGACTGTCGGTGCCGCTCTCGAGAGCATCGGCGGCTTCGCTGACCTCATCGTACTTCGGCATGGCCTCCATGGAGTTGGCCTCCATGTTGTCCTTCCACTCGACGATCTCGTCCTTGAGGCAGATGGCCTCGTCCTTGCCTTCCTCGAAGGCCCCATCGATCGTGCCGGTCACCGGCTTCGCGCGTTCACCGCGTTCACGTGCCATGTCTCAGTACTCCTTTTCTGTGGCTCTGGAGCTCCCATGCCCCAGAGCAGAAGACAACGCAATCCCTATTCTGTCGCCTCGTTCAGAGCCTGATTGTACCGGCGCTCCGCGCGCTCCTGAGCTTCCTCCAGCAGCCTGTTGAGGTCGGCCTCGTTCAATGGGCCCAAGGAGCCCACAGCAGAGCGGGTCGGGAAGCCCAGGCGGACGAAGAGCTCGAAGCACCTAGGTGAGATGTTGTTGTAGGGAGACCAGTCGAGGGTTACGCGGCGGCCATCTTCATGGACCGCCTCGTGCCAAATCTTGACCACGTCATCGTCGCGGTCATCGTCCTGTTCCTGGTGCCAGCCGTCCACCACCTGGTCGTGGACCACCGCGCCTTGCGGGGGCCAGATCACCGGAGCTCCCGGAACCGGGGCACGGTCTTGCCGTCGACCCGCACATCCTCGTAGAATTCGGAGGCAGGCCGCCGCCAGAGCTCGCGCGCATGCGGGTAGCAATGCTCGTAGATCAGGTAGGCCGAGCCGTCGGGGGCCTTGACCTCTTCGCCGGTCTCGCTGTCACGGTGCGGCCCCAGCAGCCGGTAGAGGCCGCCCTTGTAGTGCTGGTGGGTGGCGTCCCCAGCCATCATCCGGAGCTCGCGATTGGTCTTGCCCAGGAGGGCGCTGTGGTCGGGACCGCTCAAAGGTCGTCTCCATGCTTGGTGTCGAGCAGCGTGTCTTCGATCTTCGACCGGAGCACGGTGAGGCCATTGACCTCCAGGTCGGCGCGCATGTCGCGCACCATCTTGATCATCTGCGCCTGGCTGGTCGCCCGGCTCGTGATGAACCACTTGCCGACGATCTGGTCCACGTCGTCTTCGGCGAAGGCACTAACCCGCCAGCTGTCGCTCTGGAACGTGTCGCGGAAGTCGTCGAAGGTGCCCTCACCTGGCTCCACGGTCAGGTGGGCCTCGTAGTAGAGGCGAGAGGCGTCGAACTTGTCTTGGTGCTCGTGGTACAGGCGCTCGACTACGTCGTCCCTGACCGAGAAGCAGGGCGGCGGCCCCATGGTGTTGAAGGCGGCCCGCACCCCGGCCTCGAAGGCGCGGTAGTCGCGGGAAGGTTCTGGATCATGGCTCATTGTAGCTCCCTTTCTGCTGGCAGGATGGCCCTTGAGGTGAAGACAACGCAATCACCAAAAGCCCCGGCCCCTGGAGTGAGGGACCGGGGCTCTGTCTCCCCCGCTTCACGGTCGCCTTATGCAGCGAGCTTGAAGCGGTGGTCGCCGATGTTCTCGATCTTGGTGCCCTTGGCACGCAGGCGGTCGATGACGCCACGTGCGGCCTTGGTGCTGGAGAGCTCCAGGCGCTCGGCCAGCTGCTCGACGGTCGCGCCACTCTTGCGCTTGAGCATCTGGAGAGCGGTCTCCTGCTTGGTCTTGGTCTGCATGTTTCTCACTCCATTTCTAACGTACGAGGGTTGTCTTCTGCCCTCGCCGCCTAAACGCGGCCGGAACGCGCAGGTTCCAGTCCATCGCACTTTCTGAAAAGTCAGCCATGGACTAGGGTGAGGTGGCGGCGGCCCGCGTCGGCGAACCGGCTGCCGTTGCGGCGGCCGCGCTGGCGACGCTCGTGAGCCTGGCGGCACTGCTTGGCAATGCGCTGCAGGCGCTGGTGCTCTTCATGCGCAGCGATGTGCGAGAAGTGATAGCCGTCGAAGTAGGACATTTCAGCGTACATGGTGGTCTCCTTTTCTGAAGACCACCATGGCTGATATTCGTTAAGAAAGCGTTACCTCTCGTGGTTAAAATGCGGGCTCGTCATCGAACACCCGCGCGGCGGTACCGACCGCGCCGACCCCGTCGACCGCCAGCGTTACCAGCCGGTCGATCAGGTAATTCTGGAAGTCGCGGCTGTTGTCCTGGAAGCCGTACTCTAGGTGAAGGTGCTCTTCCATCAGCGTCCCGGCCACGGTCTTCACGCCCATGTCGAAGCACCGCTTGCTGAGTACGATCGCCTTGTTGAGCACGGTGCCCAGGCGGCCGACCCCAAGGTGCTCGACGATGATGAGCGGGCTCTTGTTGATGTCGTAGCCCATGGCGTGAACGATCGCCTTGGCCTCTTCCAGCTGGCGCTCCTGAGCCGGGGTCAGCTTCGCAGGCTGGACGGCCGGGGCCTCCCGGTAGCGAGCGAGCAGGCCCTGGACCGCCAGGTTGCAGGGGAGCTCGACGGCGCGCGCCACCTCTTCGGCCGCGTCCAAGAAGGCCTTGGACGGCCGCTCCCCGGTACAGGCCAGATCGAGCTTGTGCTCGAAGCTGTCGCGCGCTGAGGTGAGCCACTGCTTGAGGAAGCGAGGGTCTTCGCAGCGGATGATCGAGCGGGCGATGGCCTGGTGTGCCAGGTGTGGGAACTTGATCGTCCGGTCTTCGGTCAGCACGAGCGGGGTGAGCACGTTGTAGCAGAAGCAGGCCTGCTGCTGGAGCTCAGCCGCCAGGATGCCCCGGTAGTACACGTGATTGCTCTCGCCAGGGTGCACATCGACGCCCTCCAGCCGGTAGTCAGGCTCCTTGGTGAGCACGATGCCGCCCCGGTTGGTGTAGGCGTTCTCGATGTCGACCACGCCCTGCACATGGATGGTGGTCGCGCCCTCCCTGGGCCTGTGACCCTCCCGGTCCATGATCGTTTCGCCGTGCTCGTCGATCGTGTTACAGTAGAGCTCCCGGAAGGCCTGCCAGCCTTCCCAATTGATGCCCAGGCGGGTGGTGAAGCCGAGCTCGCGCGGCTCCCGGCCGACCTCACAGCCGGGTCCGTACTCGGTCATGGTGATGACCTCGAACTCCTGGTCGCGCACCTTCACCGGAGCCTTGGCGAACACGTAACGGTGCAGGCCAGACCAGACGGTGATGGAGCCGCCGCTGCGCAGGATCACGCTGATGGCGTACTTGAGCCCAGAGCCGAAGTAGCCAATGGGGCTGTCGCCCTCCTTGGCGCTGATGCCGATCGTGGTGACGGCGCGCATGTCAATCTCGCCGTCGTTCTGGAAACTGATGATCATAGGTGCTCCCTTTCTAGCGGTGGTACCAGCGCCTGGGGCGCTCGTTCGAGCTCCGGTAGCCATGGCGGCTGTCGAAGTCCTGGTAGCTGTAGTCGATGCTGTTGGCGGGCCCAGAGGCGTAACGGCGCTCCGGGGTGGGGACGATGGGCGGCTGAGGCTCGTCTTCGGCTGCGCGCATCAGGTAGCCCCGCATGTTCTCGCGATCGAGCGTGACCTCCATCAGCTGGTCCCGAAGCTCGTTGACCTCGGTCGCCAGCCGGTCGGCGGTTTCCCTGCTCGCCTTGGCCTCGCTCTGCGCCAGGGTGAGCTTCTGCAGCGCGCCCTGGAGCTCGGCCTGGGCCTGCTCCAGCTGCTGCCTCAACGTCGTCTTCGCCATCACAGGGGCTCCTTTTGCTCTTCGCCGTACAGGTAGGTCCGCCATGGCACCTTCATGCGCCAGCGGTCGCTCAGGTGATTGGTGTCGCGCATGCTGGTGCAGGGGTTGGACTGGATGTACCAGCCGATGTGCTCCAGCACCGGGTTGTTGCTCTTCACCCAGAAGCCCCAGCGGCGGCCCTTGATGTAGGGCCCGCGCCAGACCAGCGTGTGGAGCGGCCACGCGCCGTGCTTCACAGGGCCGATCACGCGGTGGGTGTAGGTGAAGTCGCGGAAGTGCCAGCGCCAGCGTTGGACCGCGTTGATGGTGATCGTACCATCGTGTTGCAGCACCTCTTCGAGATAGGTCTGCAGCGGGAAGGTCCAGAAGCGCCAGGGGTGATCGTGCGGGTCGGGGTCCTCATCGCCCCGGTAGAACACGTGCCAGAGCAGCTGTCCCCAGGGGGTCATCGGGGTGAGGGGAACGCGCGCCAGGTAGAGGGTCCGCTCGCCATGGCGGCCGCTGCCGTAGATGGGCTCGGCCCAGCCGAGCCAGCCGAGAAAGGTGAGAAGTCGCTTGAGCATGGAGCCCTCCTGCGGAGACAGCCGGGACGTGTGGCCCTGGGGCGATTGACGCTCCCCCGGCTGCCCCTCCGCGAAGTGGTGGTTAGTTGAGCGTCGGCTCTTCGACCGGCTCTTCGACCAGCTGGACGTTCGCCCCGCCGAACAGCTGCGCCAGAGCAGCGGGCATGCCGCCGTGCTGGTGCGGCTCGTCTTCCTTGACGAAGGCCACGCCATGGTCGTCGAGGTATTCGGTGTCGACCGTCCAGTTGGCTTCGGGGTCGATCCCGGCCTTGGCGTAGAGCTTGTCCCAGAGCTCCTTGCTGCGCCGCTCGAAGGCCGCGTTCATGTCGTCGGCTTCCTGCTCGAACCGCTTGTGGAGCTCTTCGCTGGCCTTGCGCGCGTCACGGCGCAGGTCGCGAAGCTGGCGGCAAAAGTCCAGGCCTTCCGCGTCGTCGAGCTTGACAGCCTTCTTGGTGTTCTGATCGTTCATTCTACTTCCCTTTCTTGATCACCGCGACCAGCCCCAGCAGGAGCAAGCCCGGCCACAACAGGACGAGCACCACATACGCCCGTCCCCGCAATCGAGAGCCCTTCTGTCGTGTCGCCACGATAGCGAGCTCCCCGTTCAGCAGACCGAACACCAGGTAGAGGTTCAGCCAGCCAATCTCAGTCAAGCCGCCTGCTCCCACGCATGGCCGCGCAGGCGGTTGATCTCGAAGTCGAAGGCGAGCTCGCCCATCACCGCGATGAGGTGAATGTGCAGCGTCCGCCTGTCCAGATGGTGGGGCACCGGACGGCCAAAAGCTCTCCGGTACACCTCGACCACCTCATGTTCATGAAGCGGGTCGCCGGGGGCCCAGGGAGGCAGCTGCTCCCTGGGCTTGTCCCCGGCTGCAGCCTTTGCCTCCCGACGCGGGGGAGCCCAGGAAGCGAAGGCGCTCACTGACCGCTTTCCTCCACCGTCACGTGGGTGCGCTTGGGCATGGTCGCCCGCTCGCCCACGTGGACCTTCTGGATGTAGAGCGTGGTCACACCCGCGTCGCCACCGACCGCGCGGTACCGATGGCACCCCTTGGTCTCCTTGGCGTCTTCGCGCTCCATGATGATTGACAGCTTCTTCACACGGCACCTCCTTCACTGCAGCCATTCGAGCTCGTACTTGTCAGGAAGGTTGCCGCAATCATGCTCACCGGCCGGATCGTCGACCCGCACACACTGCTGCGTCTCCCAGGACTTGTACACGATGGGCGTGTCCGCCCAGGTCTTGATGGCGAAGAGGAACACCAGGGCGATAAACGCCCACAGCACCATGCTCGCCAGCAGGCCGTTGCGGCAGCCAATCGGCACCCGCAACGGCTCGTTGTTGAAGTCGTCGTCCATCAGCCCTCCACCGGCACCATCTCGTCGCCCCAAGGGTCGACCGGGTAGCCATGTTCTTCCAGCTGCTTCGGGCTCACAAGCACCTTGTAGCTTTCCTCGTTGGTGCTCATCAGGCGGACCCAGCCGCCCATCGAGCCGCGCTTGCTCTTCTTGCGCGCGACCATGGCCACGTGCGGGTACGGGCCCAGGAGCTCGGAGACCTCGGTCAGCACCGTGTGGCACTGCGAGCTGGGCTCGGCATAGGTAGCGGTGGCCTTCCCTGCCAGACCAAATTCCTTGATGACCTTCTTGAACGGGGCCTTATGGCCGTGCTCGCAGCCGACCGCCGCGTGGACCATCTCGTGCAGCAGGGTGGCCAGCACCTCGACCGGGTCGGACAGGCGCGGGCAGATGAACATGTTGACGGTCTTCTCGTTGCTGCTCCAGGCAGGCGGGAAGCACTGGCCAATGGCGTTGCCTTTCCCGGCATTCTTGGCCCAGCCGATCGAGACGTAGAGCTCGGCCGGGAGCTCGTGCTTGCCCGGCTTGAAGAACCGCTCGTCAAGCAGCTTCATGCCTGCACGCAGCCAGCCTTCGCGGGTGTCATGGGTGTTGGTCTTTGGCACGGGGTTTCTCCTTTTCTGAGGTGAGCCTGCCCCATGGTGGGGCAGAAGACAAGTCATTTTCCTTCGAGCAATCCCAGGTCTCGTAGAATTCGACGGACCCCGGTTCGGGCGTTCTGCAGCGCGCGGCGGTCGCTGGCGGTTCGGGCCGCCACGTAGGTGTACTGGCGTCCCTTCACCCAGAAGCGCACCTTGTAGTGCTTGCCCTGGTCGACGCGGTGCTCGACGCCAGCGGCGGTGAGCTCGGCTATAACAGCGGTGACGGGGGTCTCCTTGGCCATGGTTAAGCCTCCTCATTCCAGCGAGCAGCCCAGGCCGCGTCCATTGCATCCTGGCAGGCCTGAACCTCATCTTCGCTCGTGGCTTCGGCTTGAACCTGAGCCATCGTCTCGTCCCACCAATCCATGAACTTGGGGTCGTTCATGGCGTCGAACTCTTCTTGGGAAGGCTGAACTCTCATCGGTCGTACTCCTTTTCTGAGAACTCCTATCGACCAGCACGACGCAGAAGACAAGCCCCTTTATCAAACTATTTTCAGAAGGGTGGCTCCTTGTCGTCGACCTTCGGCCGCCCCTTGCCGTCGACCTTGAGCTCACCCTGCTTCGGCTTGGGCCATTGGCGCGCGCCGTGGATGTCCTCCCACCGCTCCCGGCACTCGTCTAGGCTGGGCAGCAGCCAGAAGTAGGCGCGCTTCTCGACCTTGCGCATGAAGCCGTCGCCAGCGGGCTCGTCCCAGCAGGCCATCTGCTGGATCACGTCCAGCTTCGGCACCACGCGCTTGAGGAACTTGCCCAGGGCGGTCTGATTGCCGCGCCGGTTGATCATCCAGCGCCGGGTGTGCTCGATGTAGTCGTCCACCAGGAGCTCCTTGCGGACCTCGTTGGGCCACTCGTCCTGGTCGGCAAATAGCGAGCCGTCGTTCAGCTTGTTGAGCCACCAGTCCTGCTCCGGAGTGAGGCTCAGGTCCTTCTGGTCCTTGAGCGCATCGGTCTGGGGCACCTGGCGCACGTCGAATTCGCTCAGGTCGTAAGTGAGCAGCAGGTGGAGCAGGGCCTCCCGGCCGCCGTTGTCCATCTGTTCGGCGATGGCGCGGAAGTACGAGCTCTTCTGCTGCTGCTCTTTGCCAACGTCGAGCACGAGAAAGCGGCGCTCGTCACCGGACGCAGGCACCACGTGCTCGTCGTTCGAGGCCATGATCAGGTGGACGTAGTTGGGGGCCGTCTCCACATCGACGCCCTTGGCCTCGATCTGCAGCGTGTCTTCGGTGATCAGCGTCTTGAGGATCGACGCATGCTTCTTGTCGCCCGCGTAGAAGGCCTCGTCGGCGAACAGCAGCACCACGTCCCTGAGGTGGCTGTTGAAGTTGCCGACCAGGTGGGAGGGGTTGCTGACATGCAAAAAGTGGCGGCCCAGCAGCGAGCCGATCACCTTGGCGGCGAAGCTCTTGCCGGTGCCCTTGCCGCCCCGCATCACCACCGCCACCTCCCCTGGGCTATCCGGGTGCTGGACCATGCGCGCGCACCAGCCCAGCAGGTAGTTGAAGGTGTCGATGTCGCCGTTGCAGACGTTCTCGCGAAGGTGGTCGAGAAACAGCTGGCATTCGCCCGGCCGAGCAGTGACCGCGAAGCCCTTCCACATGTTGTAGGCTCCCGTGACCTCACGCCCAGGGGCGAAGACGATGGTGTCATATTGGCGGCGCTGAGGATGGCCCAGCCACCACGCCCCGGCCGGTTTCATCTTCGGCATGCCGCTCTTCTCGTCGACACCGACCTGTACGTACTGGTTCATGAAGCGGTTGCGGAAGTCGTCGAAGCTCTGGCGGGTCAGCCGGGTCCGGTCCAGCGCGTGGTCGACCACCTCTTCGACCACGCGGCACTTGCCGCCGATGTTGCCGATGACTGCGAACCGCTCGTTGAGCTTCTGCAGCCAGGGGTCGATGGCGTATTCCCGCGCGCGCTCGATCTGGCGGATGGCGTACTTGCTGCCGTTCGAGCCCTTCTCGATGATGCTCTCGCTGATGCCGAAGTCGGGGTCAGTGAGGATTGAGAAGATGACGTCGTCCGGCACCTCAGCGCGCACCAGCTGGCAGACGCAATCGAACACCCAGGCCGACCGGCTATTGTCCCCGGCCTTGACCTCGTCGGGGTGGCGGCCCTGGACGATGATCACCTTGACCCGGTCAGGCACACCCCACTGGTCGAGCTCGTTCACGTCGTTGAGGCGCTCGACGTTGCCACTCACCTTGACGATGGGCTCACGGCCGCCGCCAGCGAAGCCGCCTTCCTCGCGCATCTGCACGGCCGGGGCGGGGGTGAATTGGCTGATGGGGTAGACGAGCTCGTCGTCGAACGAGACCAGCGTGGCCAGCGTCGGCACCCGGCCCTTCTTCGCCTTGCGCTCGTCGGGGATGTTGACCGTGCCAGGCAGCCGCATGATGCGGTCGATGTTGTGGCAGTTGTCCGCGCCGAACAGCACCTCCAGCTGCTGATTGTACCGCTTGGCGTCCTCAGCCTTGTCCAGGTCCCCGTTCACCGGGATGGACTCTTCGAGCTTCCAGAAGCCCTGGTAGCCGCCGCCGCTGAACACCACTACGGTCGGCGCGGGTACCCCGGCCGGGAGCCTAGAGGTCAGCAGGCTGAGGGCCCGCTGGCGCTCCTCCTCCAGGTCTTCACCGGCACGGGGGTCGATGTCGACATGCAGCCAGTCGACCGACTTGATGTCTTCGCGCTCAGCCTTCTTGGTGATGTCCCGCATTGGCGGGTTGACGTGGAAGTAGATGTTCCGGTGGCCATTGTGCTCGCCTAGCCAGCGGCGCGCACTGTCCTCGTCCGACGGGTAGAAGGTGCGGGTGTCGATGGCCTTGCGGTCAGGGCGGATGGCAGTGAGGGCCCAGGGCCCTTCGGGGGCCCAGCGGCGCAGGAATTCGATGGCTGCAGTGGTGTCAGGTTGTACGGTCAAGCTCACGATCAGGCCTCCCAATAGCAGGCCAGGTCGGTGCAGTCGGTCTCCCCAAGCTCCATCCGGTTGAGCCAGTAGCGGCAGATGCCCATGTCAGCGGCCACCTCCTGCTGCGTCTTGTTGCAGCGGCGGCGCATGATGAAGCACCGCTCGTGGGCCTTGAGGGTGCCGACCCGCACCGACGGGGCGCTGGCGTCCAGGTCGCGCTCCCACCGGCTGTACCGGCTCAGCGGTACCTCCAGCCTGGCGGCCGCCGCTCTCTGTCGCTCCCCGCGCCGACGACGATCAATGGTCAGACGCTCCCCGCGTGTTAGTTTCTGTGGCGCGTCAACCATCGTATGAGCTCCTCACCTTCCAATCGATCCCAGATCACGAGTGCGAGCTCGCGCAACCGGGGCTGTGTTACCTTCCCCAGGTGCAAGGCGGCCGTCTCCCCGTCGAAGAGTAGCCACTCGCGCCCCACCTGGAGCAGGAGGTAGGCGTGGAAGCCCTTCCTCCATCTGCGTTTGAGCCAGACCCGTTGCTGGGGCGTGAAGTGCTTCACGCGCACCGGGGATTGATCCGACCCTTTGGGCCACCGGGGCAGCCACTTGAGCTCCACCCAGCCCACCGAATAGTTGACATCCGGGGTGCCGGGATAGACCTTGTTCTCGACCGCAACGGCGTCGAGGCTTCGCAGGGCACGCACGACGCGGCCCCGCATGTTACTCTCAGCCACGAGCCACCTGTGGGCCGTATGCCTGATTGTGGTACTTGCCGTCGTACGAGCGTTCAGTCGGCTCGTCCAGGCGGTGGAACACTACCTGGGCAATTGCCTGCCCCTCGACAAGCCGGATGGGCTTGGGGCCCTTGTTGCTGAGCTCCAGCGTGAGCCAGCCCTCCCAGCCGGGCTCGATCACGGTGTTGAACACGCTGAGGCCCAGGCGAGCGAGGCTGGACTTGTCGTGGACGATGCCGAGCACGTCGTTGGGCATGGTGAACCGCTCGACGCCAGCCGCCAGCGTGAACTCGCCGGGGTTGAGCATGCAGTACCGGCCGTCCGGATGGTCGTAGGCCTTCTTGATCATGGGGTCCGGTTCGGTGCCGAGCACCAGCCGCAAGTCATACCCGGCCGGGCCCAGCCCGTAGCTCAGCCCGCGCTCCTGTGTGCGTTCGGCACAGGGGTCAAGGATGCCCAGGCGGCGGATGGATTGTCCTGAAAGTATCATGGTTTCTGCTCCTGAGCCTCCTACTTTGCCTCGCCCCACGAGGGACCGATCTCGGTATCTACGCGGAAGGGAACCTCTGCCTTGCGGATGTCCCGCATCACGGCCGCCATGGCGAAGGCCTCGTCCCTGTTGCTGACAGAGCCGTCGATCTCGTCGTGCACCTGCAGCTGGATGAAGTGCCCGGCCGCGTCGAGCTCGACCAACGCCTCCTTGGTCTGGTCGGCGCTGGAGCCCTGGATGAGCCGGTTGAGCGCCTTGTGCGTCCAGTCATAGGAGCCGTCCGGCTTCTGAGGGAAGTGGAGCTTGCGGCCGCCGATCGTCTTGATGAAGCCGTTCTTCTTGGCCTGGGCCTCAGCCTTCTTCGCCAGCTGCTTGATGAACGGCGCGCGGTTGTCGAAGCGATCAATGATCTCTTGGCCTTCTTCACCGGCCGCCTCGAACATGTAGCCGTCTTCGACCTCCCGGCGCGCTTCGAGCGCCTCTTCGCGGGTCGCATGGTAGCTGACCCGGCGCTCCCGTCCACGCCCAGAGGCGAGAGCCCAGCGGGTGGGGAGGCCACAGTCGCGGCTCAGCTTCGCGCCACCCTCACCATAGCAGAGCCCTAGGTAGAGGTTCTTGGCGTACTTCCGGGGAAGGCCGGTCAGGTCGGCCATGAACTGGTGATTGTCGAGGTTGGGGTCGTCCCAGTAGGCCTTGGCCGCCACCCTCGCCTTGGGCAGGTCCAGCACCGCCGCGAAGTGGGTGGTCCACCGGGGCTCCTGCTGGCTGTAGTCATTGGCCACCCACTCGCACCCTTCCTCAGGGATGTAGATCGAGCGCCACATGGCCGCGAATTCGTCCCGGCTCGGCTGCTGCTGGAGGTTGGGGTCGACGCAGCTGAGGCGGCCGTAGCGCGCGCCCTTCTGGTCGCCCTTCTCGTCTTCTCGTGCGATCTGGTTGAAGGTGCAGTGGATGCGGCCGTTGACCATATAGTTGCGCACCGACGCGGCGAAGGTCGTGCGCAGCTTGTTGACCTTGCGGGCCCAGGCGATCGAGGTGGCCACCTCATGGTCGATGCCACCGAGCAGGAACTTGTCTATCTGAGGCTGACCCGTGCTGGTCTCTTCGAGCTTGACCCCGATGGCTTCCAGCGCCGGGGCAAGAGCACCGGCCTTCCACACATCCCCGACCGCTATGCTGTGGCCGGTGTGGTGCTTGACCTTGGCCAGCGCCTCGGCCTCCTGAGTGAGCGACCATTCCTCGACCTGGCGCAGCTTCTCCAGGTCCACCCGCACCCCGCGTCGGCGCATGCGCACCAGACAGGGCAGCACCCGGCTCTCCAGGTTCCAGATGCCCCACAGGTCTTCATCGTCAATGCGGCGCTCCTGGCGGCGCAGGATGAGCAACGGCTGCTGTGTATCCGCCTCAGCGTAGGGGCCCACGTAGCGCGCCGGGAGCCGCCACATGCCGCTCTTGGGGTCCACCCCGTAGATGCGCGCGGCTTCCTCCAGCAGGGACACGTCCTTGCCCGGCAGCCCGTTGCGCTCGGCTATGTTCTGCAGTGAGAAACTGTGGTGGAGCTCGTAGATGAGTGGGTCAGCAATCTGGATGTCCCGGAAGTAGCGTACCTCCTTGAAGTCGACCTCGTCTTCGAGAAGGTAGTCCAGATCGTACTGCAGGTTCGCGCCGACCAGGTCGCCCTTGAACACCTTCGCTTGGGCCTGCAGGTAGGCCAGCACCTGGCGCTCGTCCAGATTGTCACCGCCCTCGTGGCGGATGGGCAGGTAGGCACTAGGGCCGTCTTCGATCGTGAAGCTGACCCCGGTGATGAAGCCGCCGCGCCGGACCCCAATGCCCAGCTGCTTGAGATAGGGGTCCTTGGTCTCTACGTCGACGCAGACCCGCTTGGCGTCAGCCCAGGAAGGGAGCTCGGCCATGGACGGCGGGCTCCATTGACTTTCCGGGGCGAAGAGAGGCATTTGCAGCGGACCACCAGTATTCTTCTTGGCAGCCATCAGCCGAAGTGCTCCATGATCTGAGCCGCAGTCAGCGGCTTGTTCGCGCGGTACAGGCGCTTGGCGATGTCGCGGTAGGGCTGGAGGTTCTTGCTATTCTGGGGATGCTCGACGCTGCGACCATGGTGGAGCTCTTTGCCGTCGCGCCAGTGGTACATGTACCAGACCCTGTTGTGGAGCGCCTTGCCAGGCTCGCTCTTGCGCCCTTGATCCGCCCACACCCTGTCGAACATGGGCAGCAGGTGGCGGACGTGGAGCAGCATTGGCTTCGCTCGCACCCCGACATCGGCCCACTCACGGTGATTTTCCAGCCGGTCTTCGGACCCGGCCTTCTCGATTGCGTACAGCCAGCCGAACAGCTTGGCGGCCTTCATCACCGGGTCATTCCAGCCCGGCTTGGTAGCCATCGCCCCCGGCAGGTTGTTAGCCATTCCTGGGCGTGGTTGCGACGGGCTCTCTGCCAAATAGTCTGAGTGCAGCATTGATCTCCCTTTCTGTTACAAGCTCGCGTCTTGCGCTGTGCCCTGGCTGTGCACCATGCGGCAGGTGGCAATGAGCGAGCGGATGTCTTTCTGCGCCTCGATCAAGTGGGCCCGGTTGCTCCAGTGCAGCAGCATGTTGAGCGCCCCGGCCTCGACCGCGTCGCAGCCGTTGACCCGGCAGAATTCGGCGATGGTCTCGTGCGGCACCACCCCGCGCGGCAAGCGGACACCCTCGTCATAGAGCTCGATGAGCTTCTGGACGTAGTGGTCGGCCTTCTCCAGGTCCTGGAGCCCGTTCTTCTTGCGCCAGCGGGCCACGTACTTGGTGGCGCAGCCCTCCAGGTAGCCGATGCCGTGGCGCTCGATCAGGTCCCAGTGTTCGAGCAGCCCGTTCTTGTAGTGGTCACCGCCGACCTGGCGTTGGTTAGCAGACAGCAAGCCCATTTCATCCTCCATCACTCGCAGAGCTCCTTGATCACACCCGACTGGCGTGGCAGGAGGTTCTCGCGCGCCTTGAGCGCATCGAGCAGGGCCTGTCCGCGTGGCGGCAATGGCACCTCGTCGAAGTACCGTTCGATCTCGGTCAGCCCTTCCTGGGCATACAGATTGCCCCGGAGCAGCTGCTCCTTGCTCCACAGCCAGAACTCCAGCCGGTCACAGGCCTTGAGCTTGGCGAAGTCGAGCTCGTCCAGATCGTGCTCGGCCGGGAGACCGAGCGAATGATTGATTCGGGTCTCCAGCTTGCCAACCTCGTTCTTGAAGCCGGGCACGTAGCGGCCCACCGGAGCCGGGCTGTCGCCTACCCAGGCCTCAGGTACGTCGTGGCTGAGGCAGTAGGCTGCCAGCCGGGGGAAGTCGTCCGGCCACAGGTACCACATCAGCATGGCGACGCCCCAGCTATGGGCCGCATTCGAGTAGGACCCTTGGTGGGGAATGCCGTGGCACCGCTCCACCGCGCCGCCAGAGCGGCTCTGGATGACCATGTCAGCAATCGGGCCCCAGCCGCCCCGGTCCTTTTCAGCTGCCTCAGCGCACTGGCGCTGCATGGCCTTCACCTCGTCTTCGGCTTCCCAGCTGGGACGGCCGCCTAGAATTGTTCCACCGCCGCCCATCACTCAGCTTCCTCTTCACGCTTCGCCTGGGCGTCCCGACGGCGCTCCAGCCATTCCTGGCAGGCCACCCGCCAGTCGGCCGCGTGGCACTGGCTGAGGTTCTCGAAGGCGAGCTCGAACCGCTCCAGGTCGTCTGCTTCCTTGTACGCCTGGTGGGCCAGCCACATGGGGATGGCGACGCGGCGGAAGAACGGGTCACGAAGCCCAGGGGTAGGTCCAACGTCGAGGAACACGCTCAGGTCCTCGCGCCACTGCTTGATGTTGGTGGAGACGAGCGGGTAGGGCTCGACCAGCCCCTCGGCATAGGGGTTGTAGGGCACCCGCTGGAGGATGGGCTGCACCTGCTCCAGCGTGGCGTGGTAGGCGTGGAGGTTGTTGCTCATCTGGTAGAGCCGACCGACCGGCACACCGACCCCGGCCGCCAGGAATTCCTGGAGGTACGAGAAGTGGACCGCGTTGGCCCCGTAGGCACCCCACACCACGTCATTCGAGCGATTGCACAGCGTCATGTCCAGCCGCCCTTCGGTGCTGACCGAGACGTAGATGTGCGTGTTGCAGGGCACGTCCTTGCCCCCGGCGCGCGCGGTCGGCGGGTCGACATGGCCGTCCCACATGCTGATGACCTGGCGGCGGTCGTCGGGATTGCGCTTGAGAGCGTCGATCACGTCGAGCAGCTGATCCTGCAGCATGAAGCCCTCGCCATCAGGGGTCGGCTGCTGAAACCAGTTGAGCCAGCGCGCGCCGTAGGCCCCGTGCAGGGTCTTGCCGTCGTCGCTGAACGTCTTCATCCGCTTGACGAAGTGCGCCACGTACTTCACGTCGTTGCGCCCTGCCAGCATCCACAGGCTCTCGAAGAGGTGGAAGAACGGGTTGGCGTCGCGCTCTGGGTAGTAGATCACCCGCTCGCACGGTTCTTCATAGACGGTGGTGACCGGACCCGGAAACAGGCGCACGGGCCCGTTCCTGCTCTCGCGGTCGATGCCTACCTGGTCCAGGTCGACGAGCGCCTTGGGCAGCGCCTCCTGGACGTTCCGGGTCCGGATCACATGCATGTTAGGCGGCCTCCCGCACGATGCCGAGCTCGGCATTCAGGTCGCTGATGAGGGTTGCCGGCAGATTGCCCTTCGGCCCCGCCATGACCTCAGGCAGGAAGTCCTGGACCTCAGGCCAGACCTCGACCAGACGGCCGACGGTGGTGACGCTCTCGATGACCGCCTTGACCTTGGCGCGAAGGGCGCGCTCGCGCTCCTGCACGTCCTTTTCCATGGCCTCCTTGATGGCCTTGGCGTCCCGCACCGCGTTGCGCGCGGCCATATAGGGGTGGTCGGGCTTGATGATCGAGGCGATATGGGTGCCGTGGCGGTTGTCGTGCACCTCGTAGGGCACCCGCTGCGCTTCGGCGAAGCTGATCTGGATGACCTCGTTGGTGTCTTCGACCGCCACCTTCACGCTGCTCGACTTGGGAAACCAGCCCTCGGGAGCGGCCTGGAGACGCTTGCGATCGATCTCGGAGAAGGCTGCCTCGTAGCCAGCCTGGTCGCGGGCCTTGGTCAGCTGGTGGAGCTTCTCTTCTTGTTCAGCGATCTGCAGCCGGTCGGCCGCGAACCGCTGGGTCAGGGCGTTGGCAATGATGCCGTCCCTGAGCTCGGCATTGATACGGATTGTGGACATGTCATCCCTTTCTCGGTTGGTACCTCTGCTTCGGCGCGCCCTCACCTAAGCGAGCGCGCTCATATTTGTCGAACTCACACAGCGTGTGCTCGACATCGCGCATCTCCCAGCGAGGCCAGTCGACCGGCCAGAAGGCCGGGTCCTGGGACTGTGCCAGAAGACAACGCATCCCCGCAATCAGCGTCTGCTGGTCGCGTGGACCTTGGTAGCGCAGCGTCCCCAAAGGGAGACCCTGCACCCGGCAGAGCCCCCGCGCCGCTCCTGGGCCTGCCGACGCCCACGTCATGATGTCTGGGGCCTGATCGAGCAGGAAGGTGTGTCGCAGGTCGGTCACGATCTCGTAGGCCATGAAGGCCCCCAGGTAGGGGTACTCCTTGAGGCAGTCGTGAACGCCCTGGAGCTCGGTCTCGCCGGGGTCGATGTGCCAGGCGAGGTGCTCAGCCTCCTGGGCAATGGGGTCGATGCAGCTGAGCAGCCCGTCGACCTTGTCCATGCCCGGTGGGCTCTTGATCATGTAGGCAGCGCCTAGGATGGTATGCCCAGAGGCGACGCGGTCCTTGAGCAGTCGGCGCGCCTCTTCGGTGTTCCAGGTGCCCAGGAGCAGGGGTTTGAGGAGCTCCCCGGTTTCGATCTTGTTGAACCAGCGGAACACCACCGCCGCCAGCAGCTGACGCGGCCCATCCTGGCCAAGCGGCTCCCGGATGGTGTCGCGAAACCACCGGGTCACCCGGTCGTCTTCACGGAACACGTTGCAGAAGCGGTAGGCCGCCAGGATGGGGTCATCAGTCCAGGGAGCCCCGGCACCGTCGGTCAGTGCCAGGTCGAGCTCCTTGGTGAGCATGAGCTCGTAGCGAGCCCGCGCATAGGCGAAGAACCGCTCAGTCCCTTGCACGGAACCGCTCCGCGACACGCTTGGCGAAACCGGCCGTGTTGAGCTCAGGCGGGATTTGCAGGCTGCTGTGCGTGACGACAATGCGCTTGTCGTCCAGCGTCCCAGCCATGCTCTTGAGCGCCACCGAGACCATGCTGCTGAACAGGAGCAGCATGGCCGCGTCCCAGTAGCGGTACTGGTCGAGCAGACGCAGCATTCCGACGATCACGAGCAAGTCGAACATCGACAAATTCTTGCGCGTGACGTAGGCCGCACAGCGGCGGCAGAACCTCCAGAACCTCTTCACAGCCCTAGCTCCTTCTTGATGATCTCCAGCCCCTGGTCGCGGTCGGCCCAGACGGCGCGCACCCCGGCTTCCTCCAGCCGCCGCATGGATGTCTTGACCCCGCTGAACTTGCTGGCAGTGTTCTTGGGGTTGACATCGCCCTTCGGCTCCGGGAGCTCCAGCAGCTTGCGGCCGCGCGCGGCGCGCTCAGCATTCTCGGCCTCGATCTTGGCCACGCGGCGGTCGAAGTCCGCCTGGCGGCGCTGATTGATCGAGGCAAGGCACACGTCCAGGGGTGTGTCCAGCGCGACCACGAGCAACAGCAGCCCATCCTCGTGCAGCTTCACCGCGCGGTTGACCTCTGCGCTGATCAGCAGGCCCTCGTAGAGCACGTCCATCCCCGCGTCGTGCGACTGGCGTACGAGCTCATAGATGTGGTCCTGGTCAGTGATCGTGTCACAGCCACCACAGGCGGTCTCGTAGTGACCGATCACTGCCAGCGGCCGCCCACCGGCCGGGTGCTGGTAGATGTAGCCGATAGGCCGCTTGCGGTCCTTGACCTTGACAGCCGACTTGCCCCGGTAGAGCTCCATCACCTTGCGGGTGAGCGTGGTCTTGCCGGAGCCGCTCGTGCCCCTGATGTTGACGATCATGGCTGCAGCCCCAGGGTCTGGGCGATGCCAGCCCATTGCTTCGGGAAGTGGCGGATGCCGCTGTTCCAGAGCGGCCGCACGGTGATGGCGTTGCCGCGCACCCGCGTCCAGGCCTCGTCGTCCGCCTTGGCGGCAGGCCGCCACCCTTCGATGAATTCGCCCTCCTGGGCCACCTTGACCGACCCCATGCCCAGGCGCTCGAAGTTGGCCTTCCACCGCTCGTACTTGTCCTCCATGGACAGGCTCTTGCGGCCCATCACCGGCTGCTTGATGATCGAGCTCCCCGCGTACCAGTAGGGCGTGTCCGGCACCGGGTAGGCGTAGGCCATGATGAAGCGGCCCTCCCGGAAGTAGAAGGCCGGACGCATCTCCTGGCCATCGCGCTGGTAGAGCGAGCGGTCGTAGTCGAGTGTGACCAGCCGGGTCCAGCCCCAATACACGTGACCCAGGCGCTTGCCCCAGCCGTGTGCCTGGATGTACCAGTCCACGTCGTCCATCTTGGGGGCGAAGGCCGCCTGGACCTCACCCTCAGCGAATAGCTCACGGGTGGCCGGGACGAGCTTCTGGGCGTTGAGGTGGAAGGCGCTGGGCCCAGCCAGCCACAGGCCGCTCTCCAGCTGCTCACGAGCGTACTTGCCGCCGTGCGGGGGTGCCTTGGTGCAGTACACGAAGCGGGCTTCTTCGGTCGCGCCCTCGAACAGGTCCTGCTCGTGCCATTGAGCCCACACCTCCCGGCATGCCTCGTCAGGGCCGAATTTCTCCGAGCCAGACGGGTAGATGGCCCCGGTGGAGGCCTGCCAGGCGACACGGGGGTCACGGCTGTCGTGCCAGGTGAAGTCGACCTCGTTGCGCCAGAGCAGGCGCGCCAACATCGAGCCGGTCAGCCCCATGCCTTCGATATGGACCTTCATGCGGTGAGCTCCTTTCTAATCTGCATGAGAAGGCGGCCAAGGTGGTTTGTCCCCTTGCCTCGGCATACGCCCCAGAATGTGTCGTTCCAGGTGTTGCCCTCCACGAGCTCCTGGTCGCCGGTTGAGAGCAGCTGATCACGAAGCCCAGGGAGGGCGAATTTGGCGCGCAACAGCGCCTCCATGACCGCCAGCTTGCGCTCCTGGTAGTCTGGGCTCATCCGGTCAGCGAACGAGTGCGCCAGGCGCTTCGCCTTGCCGGGGGTCGGGCAGTCGCGGATTGCCTCCCGGATGCCGCTGTCGGCCGGAAACTTGGCGGCCTGGTAGGCATGCTCGACCGTGGCGTAGGTCAACCCCTCCCATTCGACCTGAGCGGGCCAGAAATTGCTGAGCCAGCGGTGCTCCCCGGAGAACGCGGTGATCATGCGCTGCCCTTCGGCATGGCGTGGAGCATGCCCCGCGCCGTTTCGCTGGCCTCGCTCCAGCCCTGGAGCCCGTGCCTGATCTCGTCGATGTCGTTGAACAGCGGGTAGTGGCCGTTCCGGTGGCTCTTCCACTTGCAGAGGATCGTCTCGATCTCCTGCAGCCCGACCGGCCGCTCGTGACGGGGCGGGGCGGTGAAGTCCTTGAAGTGCTCGCTCAGGTGGCTGACCACGTTCTCGATGATCTGCACCTTGACCGCGTCGCTCTTGGGCTGAGCGTCGTCGGGCAGCTTCGAGTGCTGACGCCACAGGGTCAGCGCGGCCTTGACCGGGTCGTCGAACATGAAGACGGCAGCCTGGTCGAAGTCCACCGGCACGATGCCCAGGCGGTCGAGCATGTCGCAGACCTTGAAGCTGATCCAGGGCCCGAACAGGGGGAGCTCCTTAGCGCGGCCTGCCACCGTGGCGTAGGGCAGTGAGCCCTCGCCAGCAGCGATCTCTTCGACCATCTGATGCGGCTCGTCCATGTAGCGCCCCCAGAGCTTGGTGACCGCCTTGACCGAAGCCTCACCCCGGAAGTGCCGCCGCTCGCTGCCCCTGGGCCACCGGCCGCCGTCGGGGGCTGCCGTCTCGTTCTTGGCGGCGATGGACATCCGCTGCCAGAATTCCTTGCCGTTGGCTTCGCTGATGTAGGAGGCCGCGCCACAATGGTAGAAGCACCAGTACGCAATGAGCCAGCGCGCTTGCTGGTCTGCGTCCTGCCACTCCATCTTGTCGAGAGCGATGTACACGGGGTCCAGGTCCCCGGTCTCAAGAAGGTGCGCCCCGAACTTGTAGATGTCGAGGCGCTCGTAGTTACGTCCTGCCATGTGCACTCCCTTTCTGCTCCGGGAGCGTCGCGGCTCCCGGAGCAGAAGGCAATCGGTTACTTGTGGATGGTGATGCGGCCTTCCGCGTCCTGCTTCATGCCGTAGCCGACATAGTAGTGCAGCAGGCGGATGCCTTCGTAGGTGGTCTTCTTGGCCGTTTCCTCGTCCATGCCCTTCTTCGAGCCCCAGGTCGCGGCCATGGCCTCGTCGAAGGTGGCTCCCTTGCCGGTCGAGAAGAGCTCGACGAGCTTGGCGCGGAAGGTGCCGGGGCGGACCGACTTGATCTCGTCACCGGCCGGGAACACGAAGCGCATGCCGCGCGGCTTGCGGGTCTTGGGCTGGGTGGCCTTGCGGTCGGCCGCCTCGTCCTTGATCTGCTTCTTGTCTGCGTCGGTGAGCTCGACCTTGCCCTTGTCGGCAGCGCCCAGGCTCTCGTCGCTGGCAGCGTCGAAGGCCTGCAGGGCTTCCCAGGTGCGCTTGATGCCGGTCGCGCTATCGCTGAACCGGGTGGTGCGCACCTCTTCGCCGAGATTGGACTTGATCAGCCGATAGAGCTCGACGAGCTCCGGGCCGGTCATTTGGTCGAGATACTTGTCCGCATTGTTCTCCGCAGCGGTGCGGGTCTGAGCGTAGGTGGTGTTGCCGAACTTGATCACGTGTCGTCTCCTTTTCTAGAACACTGAGACCCCTATCTCTCACGCTGCGACAGAAGACAACCCCCTATCTTGCCTTTTGCTCATTTTCTGAGAGCGACCCTTCGCCGGACCCCGCTTGAGGTTCACCGCCTTCGGTACGAGCTCAGTGCAATCGACGCACAGGGTGCCGTGGTCGCAACCGTGGTCCAGGTGCTTCCCCTCAGGGACGTGAAGGTCCGGTATCTTGCCAGCCAGGAACGCGGCGAAGATGTGAGCCCGCACCGTGTTGTGCTCGCTGTCCACCCAGAAGCTCCCATAGGGGCCTGAATACGGCCGCTGTCCTCCCCGGCTCTGGGCCCCGGTCCACACCCGGCAGCCGTCGGGCTTCACGTCAAGGTACTGGAAGAACCGGGCCTCCAGCTGCATCACATAGCAAGGGGTGAGCTCCGCCATCCCTGTTCTCCTTTTCTCATGCCTCGATCACCCTCACGCCAGCCTTCCGGGCGCGCCGCACCATGTCCGCCGTTCCACGCCCACCAGGGAAGGCGACCACGAGGTCGGGCTTGCCCCGACCAAGCATCTCCTGATTG